AACACAGTCTTTCAAGGAACTGATATCTTGTCTGAATCTGGCATTGCATCAGGTTACCAATCATACACTGGGTCTTTCGATTTCAGTGGTGTTTTAAATAGAATAACTGTCGAAGTAGGTGGACGAGATATTAATCTTGCAATAGGTCCTCTGTTTGATGATGTGACTGTCAATGTATTTTACAATGTTATTAATACTATCATCACTCAACAAATCACTACTATGGAGGAGATATTATATTTAAACATTTTTGATCCTGTTGAATTAGATTTTGTAGAGGAGGTATTTGAACTTAACGATGTAAGTATGAATGAGGGTGAGATAGAGTTTGTTCCTATAGAGGCCCCTGTTGAAGAGATTACTGTTGCTAGTGTAGAATTGGAAATAGCTGAGATTGAAATAAATTTACCTGAGCCTGAGGTAGAAATTGTTGAGGTAGAAACTGAAGTAGAGTTAGAAATTGAAATGGAGATGGAGGAGATCGTGGTGGTAGAGGCAGAACCTGAGGAGGAAGTTATCGAAGAATCTCAAGAAGAACCACAGGAAGCAGAACCAGAGCAACCACAAACACCACAAAAAGAAGAAGATCAAGAAGAAACAGTAGAAGAAGAGAAATCATCGGAGCCTAAAGTATCAAAGAAAGAAAAAGCAGCCACTAAAATAGTTAAGAAAATTGATGACAAAGCAAGGTATGATAACGCTGCTCAAACTAAAACTTTAATTGTGATGCAAATCTTAGGTAACACAAAAACTTTTTTTGATAGTCAGTCTTACATACAAGATACAAACGTAGATGATTATTTAAACAAGACAATAGAAGATCAGTATGGTATGCTGTTTGACATGGCTCAAAACAATACACTTCAGGAGATGATAGATGCCCAGTATTGAGTATAGTGGACTTAAGGTATCTGGGGGCAAGGTCTTTGCTATCTTTACTTTATTGGGTGCATTAGGTGGTGCTGCATGGACTGGCTTCACTTTTTACCAGGATTACCTTGATATGAAGGAAAAGATAACTCTGTATACTGAGCCGGACCTCTCTCAATATGATGAGGGCATGGCTGTATTAAAATCAGAGATAGACATGATATTGCAAGAAATAACCATAATCAGTGACGTAGCCCGTGATATGCGTTCAGATATGAAGGCTGATCTTCGTCAACAAATGCAGGACATACGCCACATAACTGAGGTCGTGAATGACGTGGAAGACAGGCAAAAAGAAGACAATAGAGAACTTATTAATGAGATGAAATTGTTAGAAGAAAGCCTTGACTTGAAGATTAATAAGGCTTTAAATAATCCTTTAAACAATATGTCAGCTAAGGGAGGTTGAGTATGTGTAATTGTAAAACAGATGCGGATTGTATATGTCGGTTAAGATAGACATAAAAACAGTTTTACCTTATGTCGTGCTAGTTGCAACAATTGGCATGACATGGGGTATGTGGTCAGAACGCCTTAATGCAGTAGAAAAAAAGGCTGACAGTGTTGCACAAATGCAACAAGACATTGCCATAATCAAATCTAAAATATTAGATATGGATGATAGAGTCGCTTGGATAGAGGAGTTTTTAATAAAAACATCTGATTACTGATGGCGATATCTAGGGCACAAATGAAACAACAAGTATCCACTGGAGGTACAAAGAAAATGAAGAAAAAAAGACTAAAACCTGTAGATAAAAAGAAAAATCCTGGCTTGGCAAAATTACCAACAAAAGTAAGAAATAAGATGGGATATATGAAAAAAGGTGGTAGAGTAAAATAATGTGCAAATGTAATGAAGACTATGTCTGTGTTTGTGGACTCGAAACAGAAGAGGGAGATGAAAAATGACTAAACTATGTCCTAGGGGCAAAGCCGCAGCAAAGCGAAAATTTAAAGTGTACCCATCAGCATATGCCAACGCCTACGCTTCTAAAATTTGTGCGGGTAAAATTAAAGATCCAAGTGGTGTGAAGAGAAAAGATTTTAAAGGACCTAAAAAAGCCATGGGTGGAGAGATTGTTGATTTTAATAAAAGATCTCAAGACCGTAAAAAAATTTCACAGTTTAATAAAGGTGGAATAGCAAGAGGTTGTGGTGCTGTGATGGAAAAGAAACGTAAAACAACACAGTATAGTTAATGTCTGGTCATAAAGGATTAGCGAAGTGGTTCAAGCAGGACTGGGTCGACATAGGCTCTAAGAAAAAAGGTGGAGGCTTTGCTAAGTGTGGTAGATCCAAACAAAAGAAAGATGCTAAACGAAAGTATCCTAAGTGTGTTCCTAGGGCAAAAGCTAACAGGATGACTAAGGGTCAGATAAAATCAGCGGTCTCAAGAAAAAGAGCAGTCGCACAAGGGGTTGGTGGTAAACCAACAAATGTAAAAACAATTGTCTCGAAAAAAACAAGCAGAAAAAATAAAAGATGATGTGATTGAATGGTCTAAGCAAGTCTTAGAACCAATGAATAAACACTTAGGCTTTCCGGCGTGTCCGTTTGCAGCTAAGTGGAGAAAAGATAATAAGCTTCGAATAGAGGTTCGCACAGATAAATCTAAATACGAAAAACACTTAAATACTCTATTAAGGTCTTGGAATAAAAAACAACATGATATTTTAATATTTTGTGATCCTTTTTTTGATCAATATTCATTTGAACAGTTCAATGACAAAGTTAATTTTTACAATAAATTATACAACAAGAGAGATGTGTATTTTATGGGATTTCACCCTGAAGTCCCCGCTACAGTCGAGGATCAAGAGTTCTTAGTTGATCCCACTGATAATTGCGTTTATGAGGGTAATCTTGAGTATTCTATGATGTTAATACAAAAGTTTAAACAGTTGTATGATGCAAGTTGCAAACTGCATAAGATAGGTTATTATGAGAAATGGCCTGTCGACTATTACAACGAGGTTGTAAAAACTCGACAAGATAAATACGAACAATTGTTTAATAAAGGAGATAAAGATGCCAGGGCACAAAAAAACAAAAAACATAGTCGGTAAAATGAGAGGCGGCGGTAAAGTCGAAAAGATGCGTGGCGGCGGTAAAGTCGGCAAAATGTCAATGTTAAAAGGCGGCGGTAAAGTCAAGAAAAAAGGCAAAAAGAAATCTGTCGTTAAAAAAAGAGGATAATTTAAATGGCCACATCGGGAAGCACAGATTTTGATCTTGAGATTGATGAAATAATTCAAGACGCTTATGAACGGTGTGGCTATTCTGGAACAAGAACAGGTTATCAGTTACGTTCTGCAAGAAGAAGTTTAAACCTTTTGTTTTCTGAATGGGGTAACCGTGGTGTTCACATTTGGAAAGTTGTTAATCATAGTCAAAGCCTGACAGCAGGCTCTACTGAATACACAGCCCCTACTGACGCTGCTGATGTATTAGAAATGGTTTTTAGGAATAGTTCAAGTGTTGATACCACTATGACAAAAATATCTCGTTCGGAGTATCAAGCTATCCCCAATAAAACTCAACAAGGAACACCAACTCAATATTTTATTCAAAGAAACAGAGCCAACGTAAAAATTAATATTTACCTTGCACCAGACACTACTGGCACAAATCTTAATTACTATTATATAAAAAGAATTCAAGACGTGGGTGCTTATACTAATACAAGTGATGCACCTTTTAGGTTTTTACCATGCATGGTATCTGGCCTTGCCTATTACATATCTCAAAAAGTTTCTCCTGAAAGAACACAAGCTTTAAAATTGTACTATGAAGATGAATTACAGAGGGCTTTAACAGAAGATAGTCAATCGACCTCTGTGCATATTGTTCCTCAAAATTACTTTGTGAGCAGTTAATGAGCAACTTCGCTACTGGTGTGCACGCTATAGCATTGTGCGATCGTTGCGGTCAAGAGTATGATTTTCATAAGCTAAGACAGGAGTGGAACGGACTAAAAACTTGTCCATCATGTTTTGAAACTAAACATCCACAATTAACACCACCACATCACAGAGCAGATGCAGAGGCTTTACCTTGGACTAGACCAGCGAGGCGTGAGCCTACAATTGTTTTTGTAGGAGACTCTGGAGATAGTTCTTTTGAATCAAACGGTATGCAACCTTCAGATAGTATTAAAAAATTACAAGCCTCTTTTTCAATAGGTGAGATAACTATTTCTACGGCTAGCACAACTACATACACAGTAACAGTTGCTGCTAAGGCAGGTGGTGGGGGTAATGCTTTTTATATTGACGGTGTCCAAGCACCATCCATAACTATTAATGAAGGATCATCAGCGATATTTAATTTAAGCGATAATACTGTTGACTCACATCCTTTTTACCTAAGCACCACATCTGATGGTAGTCATAATTCTGGGTCAGTTTATACAACTGGTGTAACTTTTAAAATCAATGGGTCTGCTGTATCACAGTCAGCTTATGCTAGTGGATATGGTTCAGCAACGACAAGAGCTTTAGAGATTACAGTAGCAATTGGAGCTCCGACACTATATTATTATTGTAGCAGTCACTCAGGTATGGGTAACTCAATAAGCACACCATGAATTATAGCGAATTATTAGACAATGTAAGAAACTACACAGAGGTGGGCTCTGAGGTTTTATCTAATTCTGTCATTAACGTATTTATAACAAACGTAGAAAATAAAATAAAAAAAGAGCTTGATCTTGATGCTTTTAGAAAATTTGCCACAACACCTTTCACAATAGGTAGTCCTTTTTTAACCTTACCTGATGATTTTGATTTTGAACGAAGTGTGCAGGTCGTAGACAGTAATGCAGACAGAACCTGGTTAGAACAAAAAGATACAACTTTTATAGATGAGTATAATGTCGACAGGGTTAATAACACAGGCACTCCAAAATATTATGCAAACTGGGATGAAAATACTTTGATCGTTGCTCCTACTCCAAACGCTGCGATTACTGTAGAATTATGGTATAACAGCACTCCTGAAAGACTAGGCGATGGAACATCAGGAACTACAACTACAACTTTCTTATCTAACACAGCACCTGAGATTTTAATATATGGGACAGTGTCTGAAGCCTTTTCATACTTGAAAAATCCTACAT